GACAAAGACAAAGATAAGCACCGTCTTCGCCGAGCACTGCTCGGCAACCCAATATCCGCAGCTGTTGAGGCTAGAAAAGGCAGGAAGCTTGATGCTTTCAGCAACGCCGTCGGCCATTCCGGAGTCGAATCAGTTAGGGGCGCCGGCGTTGGCGGCCTTGCCGGCGCAGGTGTCGGAGCATTAGTTGGCGGCGTCAAGGGTGCTTTGAAGGGCGGCGGCAGGAAGGGAGCTCTTAGAGGAGCAGCCTCTGGCGCAGCTTCTGGTGGGGTGATAGGCGGTGGTTCGGGAGGTTATCTCGGCGCCCTAAAAGGCCACTTCGACTCCAGAGCTGACGAGATCCACAGCGAATACAGCAAACACAAGAAATAGTAAGACCGCGGGGGTCTAAACAGCCCCCGCATTCTCTTTCCCTGAGGGTACCCATGGCAAAGTCCATCAGTCAGCTATGTCAGGAAGCCGATGAGCTGTTTACCGTCAAGGTGGCTGAGGCTCAGCGCCGTGGTTCCCCTGACGACTATTCCCAGCCAAGCGAGAAGGTGGCTAGCCTCCTGGGCCAGCTAAACCAGTTCGGTATGGCGAAGGAAGCAGGGTTCGAGGAACGTCTTATCGAGTCTTTGGCGATGGTCGACACTGTCCTCAATCTGCCAACGCTGGCCAAGATGGCTGCCTTGGAAAAGAAGGCTAGTGAGTCGGGTATCCCTGAGGCGCAGATCGAGTCCTTCTTTGAGAAGAACGCTTCCAAGTTCGAGATGAAGAGCATCGTTGACCTGATCCCTTGGCTCCAAAAGGGGTAGTTAGCTTTGACCTTGCACCAAAAAACTGCCGTCGATCCACGGCTGCTGAGACTTCTTCGAAGCAGTGCCCGTGGAAAGAAAGCGGGAAGGGGGGCCTTTCTAGCTCCCCTGAGGCGTGCAAAGAAGAAGACAACTAAACAGGCCGCAGACGTCAGTTATATCCGCAGTAAAGAACGAGACGAAGTCCTGCCCCTTGGCGCCTCCCATCCAAAGGAAAGCGAAAAGAAGGCAGCTGAGATCGACTGGGATCACCTGGTCGCCGCAGAAGTGGCTTCATCAGACCTCATTTCTTGCTTGACAAAGTTGGGCAACAAAACCGGAAGTCGTGTAGGCTTGTACACATGTAAATCCAAAATTGAAGGCGGCAAAAGTCACATGGACCATGCTACTTCGAAATTAGCTCAAGGCATTCTGCACGAAAAGATTGCTTCAGAGATGCTCCGACTCGACAGCGCAGTTAGGGGGCATAGGAAGCGGGCTCATGCAACAAAGCTCCTGTTTAAACAGGCTGAACTAGGCATGACCCAGTTACCGCAGACGTTTAGCGAATTCGAAGAAAAGCTAGCGGCAATGGAACGTGAAGACTTGACGGTCCTAGAGCGCGCACTGGAATTAACTGGCGGTAATGTAAAGCTTGGTGAGCTCTGTGGCCCAGACTCTCAAGACCTGAACGCTTCAGAAAAATTTCAGGCGTTGATCTTAGGAGAACTGGATCCCTAACCATTTTGGAGAACATTCATGCCAACGACCTCGATCAATGACAACAACATTTCCCCGATCGCTCAAGATCTGCTTGGCGGCAACCTTGACCTAGAGATCACCTATGGTCTTGTCGAAGCTAAGCGCATCGACTACCCCTACGGCGCTGGCGTCAGCCTCGTCAAGGGTGAGTGGGGCGTCTTGCAAGCCGATGGTACGATCGCTCGTGCTACCGGCACCCCAGCCAAAGCGTCTTTCCTAGTATTCGCCGGCAACGATCGTTATGACTCTCGTGCCACTGGCATGCTGACGATGATCGTTAACTCGGCAATCGTCGCTAAGACGGTTTACTACGATGACACTGCCTCCCTGGCTCCTGGCGACGGCCTGACCGTTAAGCTTTTAGCTGTCGGCGCTAACTCTGGCAAAAGCGGCCTAGCTAAAGCTAGCGGCGCAGAGCCAGTCCACGCCTATGTCAACTACGTCTCCGGCGGCGTGTTGGTCTATGACGTGGCACCTCGTTAATCGTCGCTAGGTTTTTCATTTTTTTTTTAAAATACAGGGAGTATCCATATGTTCGAAGGCGCAGATCCGCAAACGTTTAATAACCTCTTCATTGAGCAACTCCAAACCGCAAGCGGCCTGGAAAAAGTTGCTGCTGGCGGCGCGGCTTATATCCGCTCCAAAATTCGCGAGATCGGCTTCGGCCGTCGCATTTTGCCACCGGTCTCCGTGACCCGCGGCGATTTGCAGCGTGCAACCGACCACGACACTTTCATCAAAGTCGTGGACATCGAGCCAGATTCCAAGGCGATGGCCTTGAACTTCGTTGGCCAAAGCAGCGACCGTTACATCCAAGGCAAGCGCTACGCGATCCCATTCTTCAAAGTGGAATCAGAGCGTTTCGTCAAGTCGGAAGCCGAACTGTTGGCCTATGACTACCCAGTAACCAAAGTGATCGAAGAAAACAGCGTCAAAGACTTGCAAAAAGTCGAAGACATTGTCTTCATCAACCACGCTGACGCGGCCATCGCACTCACCGGCAAACTCATCATGTCGACCGCGACTGGGATGAACCGCCGCGAGCTGATGAACCTCATCAAAATGGTCGACTACGATCAACTCTCAGTTGACTCGCTGCTCATGAACAACGTCGACTTCGACGACTACATGATTCAGCCAGCCACCGAGATTGGCTCACCCCTGGCTTCTGAAATCACGGTCGAAGGGTACAAGTACCAAATGATCATGAACAAGAAGGTCATCGTGACCAACAAGCACGACATCATCCTTCCTGGTGAGGCTTATGCCTTCACCTCGCCTGCCTACCTGGGCAACTTCTTCATCTTGAACGACGTTAAGTTCTGGATCAAAAAAGAAGCTGACCTGGTCGTCTGGAAGACCTGGGAATACATCGGCGAAGGCTTCGGCAACATCAAAGGTATTGCCAAAATCGAGCTGAACGTTCCTAACCCGATCCCAGTCAACGGCACCTTGTAAGTTAAGTTTAGGGGGCCTTCGGGCCCCCTTTTCTGGTTTTTGTGTCGCCACTTCTCGAACCGAGGTAGTCTGCAGAAGAGAAGTCTGTTGATCCACCAAACGAGGAGAGAAGAGAATGGCCGCTAAGAAATACGTGATTCACAACACCACGCGCAAAGACATCGCGGACTACAGAAGCCCCGAAGGTAAAGACCTACGGACTAATCTGGAGAAAATTGGTCACACTGTCTCCATACAGTTGATCCAAGGCGACAAAGAGAAAAGCCTCCTGATCCCCGCTGGCGGGCGTCCGGTGTATATCTCCGAGCTCGACGAGGGGATCCTCGATCTCCAACAACAGGGCGTCATCAGCATCGAAGAGTATGCAGGGCTTGAGCAAGCGATGGAAGACCACAAGATCAGCGCCGACCGCTCGATCAGGCCGCGGCGCCCACTCGCAGCCACCGGCTCAGTGCCGACCCCTACTCCCCCTGTCGCAGAAGAAGCGGCAGCAGGAGCTCGCGACGAGCGAATTGCCACACGCCAAGGCCGTGCCCCTAGCGCCAACGCACGGGCAACGAAGACAGGCCAAGAAGACCATAGCCCGCGCGGCGGGCGTGAGCTTGAAGATGCAAGAAACCCAGACGGCGAGCCTAACTTTCTGTCGAAAGCTACGGAAGTGAAACGGGTCAGCCGCAAAACCCAAGAGGCTAGCGTATAGTATGGCCACAGAAGATCCCATCATCACCGCGAGAAGAGACAAGGCAAAACGTTACCTGCGTCTTTTCATGCGCGATACTCCTGCCTTCAATCGGTTGATTCGCAGAGAAGAATCAGATGACGATCTTTTTGAGTTTGCCATTGAGATGGCCATCTCGGATTGGAACTCTACGACTCCAATTATCGGGATGGTCACTCTAGCCAACTACCCAAGCCTCTACCTGCTACTCCATGCGGCAGCGATCCAGCTCCTAAAGACTCAAGGCCTACTCCAGTCTCGAAACGAGCTTTCGTATTCCGCCGGCGGGTCTAGTTTTGTTCGGTCCAATAAGACCAACTACTACATGTCATGGATGACTAACTTCGCAAATGAATACGAAGGGAAAAAAAGGTCTCTAAAAATAGCTCAAAACGTAGGTCGAGGTTGGGGCGGAATTGCTTCAGAATATAATCTGATCGGATATTTCTGGTAAATATTAAACCGTTTAGGTCGCTATGGCTCTCCAAGAACTCTGCTTTAAACCCGTCAACGTCGCCATCCTCAGCACGGGTGCTGACTCGCGGGTGCTTGTAAAGTGGGACCTGCAGGAGACGACTCAGGACCTGAGAAACCTCTACTTCTTTATCGATAGAGGCGAGAGCCCCCAGTCGCTCTCCCAGCTCAATGCTGACGGGATACCGGCGACTGCCCTTAGGGAGTACGTCGACTATACGGCTAACCTCTTTGACCTGCAGAAGGTCTACTACTACCGAGTCAGAGCCGTCGAGGTGCAAGGGACGACCCCCATCCAGACCTTTAAGTCGTCGGTCCAGACCTGGAACGGGGCCCTCGACCTGGTCGGCATCTACGTGGTTGAAGAGCACCTTTTCTTTAACCGCTACGTCGTTGGCGTGCCGACGATGATCTTTAAAAAGCGTCATGAGGGGGCCAGGTGCTCCGAGTGCTGGGACGCGACCTTAAAGCGGGTGACCAAAAGCAACTGCAAGACCTGCTACGGGACCGGGTTCTACCGCGGCTACTACGCGCCGATCGACGCCTGGATGAACTTCGACCCGGATGCAAAGCTGTTGCAAGTGACGCAGTTTGGCCTCATGCAGCCTAACCAAACATCGGTTATGTTCACCAACTACCCGACCTTGAGCGTGGACGACGTGATCTGCGAGGTTCAGCTCAATAAGATGTGGAAGGTCAGCGCTATTACGACGGCCGACAAGAACCGTGATAACCTACTCCAGTTCCTAAAGGTGAGTGCAGTCAACCCGGCAGACGTCGAGTACCGGCTACCGATCCCTGAGGACCGTAGGGCTGCGCTGATCGCAGAGCTTGACCGCCGGCAGTTTGAACGAGAATTTTAGGAGTCAGCGATGAAAGAGATCTTGTTCTACGAAGGCCTGATTGCTGTTGACCGTTTAGACGGCAAGGAGCTGGTCGACGGCGAGAAGCTCATGGTCAAGTTCGCTGACGGCACTGTGGAGCCACACCAGGTCATCATCCAAAGCGAGCACTTCAACCGCGACAAGGGCGGACCGCTCGAGCTGGTCCGCCGCCGGTCGTTTATCAAAATTCGTTACAAGGGCACTACGAAATGGATCACCGCCATGGGGCTCCAAGC